CATCGGGAGTACTTAGGGTCAGTGGTCGGGTCCACCGGATTGCTGGTCAAATCCTACAACTTAAATCCAGGGTTGACCACTACATTTCCGTGGTTGGCAAGCATTGCAAACAACTACGAGAAGTACAGAGTCCTCAAATTGAGTGCTCAATACGTCACGTCCAGTGGGTCTACCACTGGTGGTCGTGTTGGGCTGGCCTTTGGCTACAACCCATCTGAGGCCAATCCGGCATCCAAGCAGCAATTCTTCTCCATTATCCCAAATAGAGAGGAAGCGCCATGGGAGGATATCCATCTACAAATCCAGCCAACTAACGAGATCAAATACGTTAGACTTGGCGCACCAGTAAACGGCACAGTCAACACTTATGACATGGGCAAAATATTGGTCATGACTAGCAACAATGCTAGTGGAGCTGTGGTGGGTGAACTCTTTGTTGAGTACGAAATTGAACTAATACGTCCACATTTTGGAAGCATTATCAGCCAAGAAGGCACACTTACTGCGCCTGGGTCTGGCTTCCAGTGGGGAGCGTCCATTGAAACCACTGCAGGTGTGCCTGTTATTGCAAAATATTCAGGTAACTCCGCACAAATACTGATCCCTGGTGATTGGTTGCTTGTGTACAATGGTTACAGTACGACGACGTTGTCATCGATGACGGGTATTAGTATCGTCCCTCAAGGCGACAGTTTAGCTACCATCACCTCGGTGGCAACAACTGTGGATACAGCATCTCCCTATGCAGTGACATATGTGTATAAAATATTCTCTGCACAGGTGGGTGATATCCTAACTATCACCGGTGCCAACTGGCCAATCACATCGGGATTGGTCGAGGTGGCGCCATTCGCACGCTCATAGGGGGGGTGCCCCCGCTTACCCGAGTACACACAAAACAAAAATAAAAATTAGAATACACTGTTATCAGCCTGAGACCTTGGAATTGGTAACTCCTCAGACCTCATAGACCCTAGCAAAGCAAGGCGTATGCTAGGGGGGTTGGAAACGGTGGCGACTCTCTCGCATACATGTAATAAAAATCTTAGGTGAGCGAATACACACAATACCCTACGGGGTGGCACTATAATCCAGATGGAGATCTGGTGCGGGCGGTGCCTG